TTGCTTACGGCCAAGCAACCGACAATTACGCCGTAGATACTTGCCATGCAGCAATCTCACAAACAGCAACAGTTACCGACACAGCTGTAGGTGCCGATTGGGTAGCAGCAATTTACGACGGCGCCCGCCAAATTTCGGAAACGTCAAACTACTTGCCAACCCATATGGTTGTAACACCAGCCAGCTGGCAGGCTCTTGCGTCAAGCGTGGACGATCAAAATCGTCCAGTATTTCCGTACACGGGCGCACCAAACTTGATGGGTCAAAACGCTGCTGGCAATTCGGCTGCAACATCATGGAACGGCAACCCACTTGGCTTGGTACTTGTTGTTGACAAACACGCGCCTGGCTCGTTCATGGGTCACGCTGCTGGTCCTGCCGCTGGTTTCGAGTTTTACGAACAGCAAAAGGGCGCAATTAGCGTTGAGGTTCCAGCAACTATGGGCAGGACCATAGCCTTCAGAGGGTACGCTGCAGCTTTCATGGCAGACGCCACCAAGTTCGTCAAGTTCGTCTGATAACCGAAAGGTAGGCCATTATGGCCGCTTACTCGGTCACACAAAAATACTTAACCGACAATTACGCGGTTGTTGTATTACAAACAAACGCCGACCCGCTCGAGGTTGGGCAGTCTGTAGTTATTAGCGCTGTAGATGCGACGTTTAACGGCACTTATACCGTTGTTGAGCTGCCGCAATACTATTTTACTGGCGTAGACGAGCAAGGCTTTTTTCATTACGACGACCAGCTTCCAATTGCTAACCAAGTGCTCTATGCACGTACAGCTGACAACGTAGACATTGTTGCCGCTACTGGCACATTGACCACAACGCCTACGTGTACGTGGGTAACAACCGACGGACAAGTAGAAGATTGGTTAGGCATAGGAACCGCTACAGCTGGCGACGCAGCGTTTTTAACGCAATGCCGGACAGGTGCTAACGCCGTTTGTTACAAACGCAGACAGCAAGCCGGATACGTTGACAGCCTTACCACGTCACCTAACGCAGCTGTAACACTTGGGACTATTGCTTATGCAGGTTTTTTGTATAGGCAACGCGGAAGCGTTGGAATGGATTTTGCTTCATTTGACGGTTTGGCGAACGGCGGGTCTACAGGATTTAGCCCAATGGTTAAACAACTTTTGGGCATTGACCGACCCGCGGTAGCGTAATGCCCGTAGCGTATACAGACCTGTTTAACGAGGCGCTAGACGACTTAGCAGCGTCGCTAACGACCATTACAGGCCTTACCGTGGTAATTGACCCTCGTAATTTAAACGCCCCGTGTGCGTTCATTGACGCACCAACTTTTACCGTGTTCAGTAACAACGTGGTGGAAATGACTTTTCCAGTACGAATAATTACCCTTGGGCCTGGCAACCTTGACGCGCAACGGTCACTACTTAATTTGGCTAGCAAAGTCATTACCAAAAAAATTGGCGTAACCGACGGGCGCCCAACTATCGCAGTAATCGGCGGCAGCGAACTACCCGCCTACGATTTGACTATCACCCTACAAACCCAGGCAACCGCCTAGAATAGGTACAACATGAAATACACAATACTCAGCCCCCGTATCGGTACACCCGGCAACGAATACGAACCAGCAGAAGGCGTTAACGTCGAAGCGTTGGTAGCAGGTGGCTTTATAGAACAATCCACCCTTAAGGCGCTTAAAGGTGCTAAAACTAAGACAGACACAAACGAGGAGTAAAGCCCATGGCAACTAGCACATATCTTTCATCACCAAACGTCACGGTTAACGCAGTTTCTTTGCAAGACCAATGTAACGGCCTTACTTTCACGCGCACTATTGAAGCGCTAGAAAGCACCGCATTTGGTTCTGGTTCACGCGTTTATACCGCCGGCCTAGAAAACTCTACGCTGTCGCTTGACTTGTATCTTTCGTTTGCAGCTTCAGAAACCTACGCAACGCTTAAAGGACTTGTTGGCACTCAGACAACTGTTTCGTGGTCTGCAAGCGCAACAAGCCCAGGCACGGCAACGAATCCCACCATGACTTTGACCGGCGCATATTTGGAAGCCTTGCCATACGAAATGGCCCTCGGCACTTTGGGCGCTATCAGCGTGACATTTACTGGCGGAGTGTACTCAGTCCTTGAAGTTTAATTAACCGCCTGAAAAGGCCCGACACAAAAGGCAAAAATGAAACTTACATTAAAAGTAGAAACTGCAGAAACAACGTACGAAGTTACAACAAACCTTTACGTCATTGTTATGTGGGAACGCAAGTACAAGCGCAAGGCGTCAGAAATGGCAACAGGTATTGGCGTCGAGGATTTAGCTTTTATGGCGTATGAAGCGTCTAAGTTAAATAAAATTGTTGTACCTGCAGAGTTTGACACGTTTGTAAAAAGCCTTGTCACTATTGACGTATTAAATACCGAGGCCCCAAACCCCACTTGAGGGGCACCCACGGGCGCCAACTAGCTGAAATGTTGGTTTCTATTTCGTGGTGGCCCCCGTCAATACCTTTTGACATAGACGACTTGGCAACTGTTGTTGCTGTATTATCAGACAACAACAAACAACGAAAGTAACCGTATGGCCGCCGTTTTAAATACTTTAGAAATTCAAGGTATTCAAGAAACGATGAAGGCGCTTAAAGCCATTGAACCTGATTACACAAAACAGATACGCAAAGACATCAAGAACGCTGGTACGCCTGTATTAAACGCGGCCCGCAGCTTAATACCTACTAGTCCGCCGTTGTCCGGTATGGCACGAGGCAACCTTATAAAAGGCCGTGCCGGTACTAAATGGAGTAGCGACGGGGCTAAAAAAGGTTTCATTATCAAAACAAATAAGTCTGGTCAAAGAGCGCGAAGCGTTACGTTTAAAACAGGGCAAACCGTAGATTATGCTGCCCGCCCCTATCAACTGTTAACACTTACCCAACGCGACGCTGCAGCCTCAATTTGGGACCATGCAGGTCGACGCACTAAAGGCCGTTTTGTAACCAACCTACAAATGCAAGGCAGCTACGAACCACGCGCCGCCGAACCCGGCGTAGAAGCTGCACGGCCTGCAGTTGAAAACGAAGTACTAGCCATAGTCGATAAAGTTATGAAAGCAACCGACACAAAATTGAAGGTACGCCGTGGCAATTAACGTACCGATTATTACGACGTTTTCCGATAAAGGCGTAAATGCAGCACAAAAAGCTTTTGGCGGTTTAAGCAAATCAACACTAATTGCAGGCGCGGCTATCGGCGGTGCTGTAACCGCTGTTGCTGCGTTCGGTTATTCCGCTATCCAAAAAGCGTCAGATTTTAACGAAGCAATAAGCAAAAATACTGTTGTATTTGGTGCCATATCTAAAGAAGTTGAAAACTTTGCCGAAACAGCAAACCGCGCTTTAGGACTATCCGAAACTGCAGCATTAGCAGCTGCCGGTACGTTTGCAACTTTTGGTAAATCTGCCGGCCTTGCTGGCAAAGATTTATCAGATTTCAGCATTGAATTAGTTACCCTCGCAAGTGACCTAGCATCGTTTAACAATACGTCAGTAGATGAAGCTATAAACGCGTTAGGTTCCGCATTACGAGGCGAAGCCGAACCGCTACGCAAGTTTGGCGTACTACTTGACGACGCAACCCTAAAGGCAGCTGCAACCGAACTAGGCATATATTCAGGCAACAAAGCTCTAAACGCACAACAAAAAGTATTAGCCGCACAAAAAGTTATATTTGAACAAACAGCCGACGCGCAAGGCGACTTTAGCCGTACGTCGACGGGGCTAGCAGCGCAACAAAAGATACTTGGCGCAACCCTAGAAAATATTCAAACCAATTTAGGGCAAGCGTTTTTACCAATATTTTTAAAAGCCGTTAAATTCTTTAACGATGAAGTAAGTCCTGCGTTTGAACGTGTAGCAGAAGTAATTGGCGAAAAGGGCATTGTTGCGGGTATGCAGCAAGCCATTTTTGAAATGGGTCCGTTTGGCACAAAAGTAGTAGAGGTAATGGAGTCAATAGCGGTTGCCGCACTCATTACCGCAAATGCTGTTGGTTATATTGGACAAGCCGCCAATATGGCATGGCAAGAAATGAAACAACTGTTTGGCGTCAAAGGTTTGGTAATAAATTTATTAGGCCCACTAGGTCAGGTTTACACTGCAGTCGAAAGAATTAGAGGACAACAAGCGGGCAAGGGTGGTTTTAAACAATTATTTGATATAGAAGGCCTTAGAGCTGATTTTGACAAGTTTTCTGCCGGCATCATGAATATGGGTAGCGCGTCGGATTACAGCAGTTTTGCCGCTAAGAAACTGGCAGAAGATGCAGAAGCCGCAGCAAACGCAATTACACCGCCAGGCGGGGGTGGGGTTAGCGGCGCCGCTGATAAAG